CGCTTCCTAATGACTCTGAGATTCACATTAAAGAGTCTAAGGAAGATAAGCTTTTAACTGCGCTCGTTACTGTTCGCACAAAAATCGACAACTAGGAGAGACACATGACTGAACAACAAAACGTACTGCCACGTGTTGAGGCGTTGCGCCAGGCAGCAAGTATTATTGCTGGAGATCGCGATGTGCAATACGGTGGGCCAGAGGAAAACTTTGACCGCATTGCAAAGGTATGGAGTGTCATCACTAGGTATGAATTTACCCGCGAGGACGTTGCAATGATGATGGTTGGGCTTAAACTTGCACGCTACGGATCAAAATCTGGCTTCCAACCTGACACCTGGATTGATATTGCAGGCTACGCAGGCTGTGGCTTCGAGGTAGGTCAGTTAGAAGCTAAAAAAGAATAGAAACTGCTCTCCCTAGACGTACTTTCTGCGTGTAGTCAGTGTACAGTCCATCTATACAAAAAGATGGAGGGTAACAATGTCGCAACCGACATTTATTGACACAAACGGGCTTGCAGCCTTTCTAAGTCTTGGCTTTGTGCAGTCTGGAATGGAAATGACGCTGCGCACAGGTACACTTAACTTTGGTAACCCTGTTGCTGAGGCTAACCGTCATCACCTAGGCACTAACTGGAATACGTTTTTTTCAGACGATCCAAACGAGTGGCCGATAAAAAAGGCGGACGTAGTTGTAGGTTGTCCTCCCTGCTCAGGCTGGTCTGTTTGGTCTGGTCCTAATAATCGCGGTGAAGATGCAAAGGCTCACGAGCACACGAAGGCATTTATGCTCTACGCAGGACGTGTCGCGCCAAAGATAATTGTATTCGAGTGCGTGCAGCAAGCCTTCACGCAAGGACGCGCGGTAATGAATAAGTATCGCGAGATGGTAGAACAAGTTTCAGGTAAGCAATACGACCTGTACCACGTAAAGCAAAACAATCTTCAACTTGGTGGATTCTCATATCGCCCACGCTACTTCTGGGTTGCAGTTCGTAAGGGTTTAAAGTTTGGCGCGGCTGTTACTCAGCCTAAACAGATGCCACAGATCATGGATATTATTGGTGATCTTGCAAAGATGCCGCAGAGCTGGAATGAGCAAAAGTATATTGAAAAGCCAACTAAGTATGTTAAGCATCTGCGCTCGCAGAACGGCAAGGTAAACGGACACATTGGTAAGAACACAATTCATGCTCAACGTATTCAAGAGGTCTTTGATCTTATTGGTAATGAAGGTTGGCTAGGCAACGGAGATCTTGGCGGAGCCTTAAAGAAGGCAGTTGAAAAGAACGGTGGAGTCTTTCCGCAAAGGTGGCTTGACATATCACCAAGAGTCTTACGCAACGACTATAAGCTTGGATTTTCTCAACCGTATCGTTGGAAAGAAGATCACTGGTGCAACGTGCTTACCGGCTCTGCTCTTGATCATGTTGTTCACCCAACTGAGCCGCGTCTTATTACTCACCGCGAGTGCGCTCGTATTCAAGGACTGCCTGACGACTGGGACATTGAAGGCGTAAAGGATTACTCATCACTGCAGGCTGTATGGGGCAAGGCTGTCCCAGTGCAAGCTGCCAAGTGGCTTGGAGACGCCGTGACTGCATCTCTAAGCGGGCAGCCTAACGGACCGCAAGGAGAACTAATCGGAGATCGAGAGTGGCTTATAGACACTGACAAGGGCTTCTCACGGCACGCAGCAAAGAAACTTTATGCGTGATGAGCAAGGCTTACCCACAGTGTGAAAGATGCTTTGTAGATGAAAACAGCGCCTGGGAACCTGAGTCAGTAGGCGATGACGGAAGTATCATCTCTAAGTTGCTGTCTGTGACTGTTCCACTTGAACTAGTCACAGGAGAGATAAACGTCTGCTGTGACTGTGGTGAGATAACAGTCATTGGGATCTATGTCGAGCGCGAGAAGAACGAGATAACCTATGACGTCGAGCCATTGAGCATAGAGGAACTTAATACCGAATACGAGGACTGATCCTGATATAATTTACCAAGAGACAAAGGACAAAATGACATGCAAACGTTTATACAGCAGACCGATTCATTTGAGCGTATCGCGCTCGAGATCGACAACAAGCGCCTGCACAAGCAGACCCTTGAGGGCTGGCAGCTTTTACTTGTACTCACAAAATTAGACCCACAAAACGAGTTTCGTGAGCCAAAAGGCTGGGTAAATCATCCTGTGTCAAACATGTGGCGTGGGCACGAGACACTGCTAGTTTCGTATCTTGCGGCAACGTACTTTGAGTGGGAAAAACGTGGCTATAAATCTACAATGTTGCCTAAGATCTACGCTACGTATGACACTGCTGTAAAACGTGGCATTATCTCTGGCGAGGTAACTCAACCATTGTGGATGGCAGATAAAAATAAATTTGAGCAGGTTGCATCTACGCATCGGGTTGCGTTACTCTACAAAGACTATCAGTGGTATTCGCAGTTTGGTTGGAAAGAAGACGAAGGCGTTCGCCCAGCGTACTATCAATATCTATGGCCTGACAGAGAAGGTAACCTTCAATTAGGCACCTATAACAATATGTAGTCAGGCGCTCAGTCGCGTTTAGAGACACTTTCATGTGCGTACTGATATGAGTCTATGGCAGGAAACACCGGCAGTTAGAGACGACAAATGAGTCCCGCTCAAGATACAATATACACATGGCAGATACACGACCGGGGCAGTCCCTGTGGGTTCAATGGACTGGAGAAGGCTATGAGCCTAAGTCTCCGTCTGGGCATATTTTTTATACGGCTGAGCATGTTGACGTGGAGAATGAGATTGTTCGCCGCGCACTAGCATCTGCAATTCAACGCGAAGGCCTGGTGTTTTCACTAGGCAACGGATATGGATCAATCGATACTGCAACAGTTGTTCAAGGATACTGTGGCTACCTCCCAGGCGATAGAGACTTAACAGTCTGTAATGAAGATAGAGAAACTCCGTATGGAGATCTTGTTGATAGTCTTATCTTCACAACCTGGGTAGAGTTGCAGTAGATGGCGCGCAGCACAGATCTAAGCTGGCAAAAAACAGCGCTCTGCGCGTTAGGTGAAAACGATCACCTTAAGGACTTTTTCTTTTCAACCGAGCCTACAGAAAAGTATCAGGCAAAGAATCTATGTTTTCTCTGCCCTGCCCGTAAAGACTGTCTAAAGTGGGCGCTCGAGAATAAGCAAATCTGGGGAATCTGGGGTGGAAAGGACGAGGGAGAAATTCGTCGCACACTTTCAGTTTCATGGAACGGGCAAGAATCTCGTCGCCAACGTTTTCCACAGTGCCCATACTGCAACGCTCGTCCTAACAAGTTAGAGACAATTGTTGCAGAGGTTCCTGGTGGTGGACGCTGGGCAACTATGCGCTTAGTGCACTGCACCGCATGCGACTTTACCTGGCGCTCACGAACAAGCGCAAACGCAGTAGACGCCTATCACACCGAGAGAACTGAAAAGATAGAACGCCAAGCTCGCGATAAGGCTAAGAAGAAGGAGAAGTTAGAGCAGCGACGTAAAAAGAAAGATTTGAAGAAAGCCTAGTCTTTTCAGCCTCAGGCGATAACTCAACTGCAAGCTTTCCGTTTTCTACAGCTTCCTTGTGCTTACCAAGATGATACGCAGCGAGTGCAAGATAGTCGTGCGGTGCATGTCCCCAGGCTTCATCCTCACATAGATACTCTAGCGGGCGCTCTTTAATTGACAATGCAGCCTGTGCAGAGTCGTAGCAACGTTGCCAATCTAGCTTATCATAGTAATACTTTGCAAGATCTACATAAGGTTCACGTCGTCCTGGAGATTCCTCCACCGCACGCACAGCCCAATACTCTGTCTTATCTAACTCAATCTTTGCAAGATAGCGCATAGACGCTGCTCTCTCAGGCGGCCACACGGCCCTAGGAAGTCCTAGGTGACGCTTAAACTCAAGCGCTGCCTTTTCGTATTGGTTGTAAAAATAAAGTTCTCTAGCGTAGTAGAACGCGTTTCTATCGTCATACGGATCTTCCTCAACAGCCTGCGCAAGTAACGGTAGGTACTGTGAGCGTGGCTTAGACGAGTCAGCGTGATGATGAATTTTTAGGTTAGTTGTCCAACCTTGTACCTCGTTTGTTCCGCCGTATGTCATTAGAACTTCATGAACTGGGTGCTTCCAGCGATACCCAAAGCGTGAGTGAATCTTATCTCCGCCGTAGATGAGACCTGGAGTTCCGTCTTCCTTCCAGTTCCAAGTATACTCGTATCGTGGACGAGTCCAACCTTCAGCAAGTGCTTTCTCTAGATCCTCGCGCCAACCTGGAAGAATAACCTCGTCCATATCAAGCGCAATGCAGTAGTCAATGTCTGCGGGCAATGCGGCAATAGACGCGTTACGCGCCATATCAAATCGCCAAGGCTTCACATTAACGTCAATGACGTTGATGCCTAGCGCCTTTGCAGCCTCAACCGTGCCGTCCGTTGAGCCGGTGTCTGCGATCAGAAGGTAGTCTGCCTCCTTCGCGGAGTCATACCAAGGCTGAACAAACTGCAACTCGTTAAGCGCAATTGTGTATATGGCAATTTTCATACGTCTCTCCCAGGTGTCTTTGTACTACAAACTATATCCTGTTAGAGCAAGAATTTGCGCTTAAATCGCACTCAGAGATTTATGAGTAATTGTGCCAACCATACTTGCATGAATAGAACATATGTATCTATATCCGCTAGAAGCAGCAGATACAGGAACATTCCAATAAAGAGTACCAGAAGTTTTAGCTTGAGCACTTGAGTCTA